TCCATATGCTTGGAGTTGCTGGTGTCTTTGGTGGTTCTCTGTTCAGTGCTATGCACGGTTCTCTGGTTACTTCCTCACTGGTTCGTGAAACCACTGAGAACGAGTCGCAGAACTATGGTTACAAGTTCGGTCAAGAAGAAGAGACCTATAACATCGTTGCTGCTCACGGTTATTTTGGACGCCTTATTTTCCAATATGCTTCCTTCAATAACTCACGTTCACTTCACTTCTTCCTCGCCGCATGGCCTGTTGTAGGCATCTGGTTCACCGCTCTTGGTGTTAGCACCATGGCATTCAACCTGAACGGTTTCAACTTTAACCAGTCCATCATTGATTCTCAGGGTCGTGTGCTCAACACTTGGGCAGACGTTCTGAACCGTGCGGGTCTGGGCATGGAGGTAATGCACGAGCGCAATGCTCACAACTTCCCTCTTGACCTTGCTGCTGCTGAGTCAACTCCAGTTGCTCTGACTGCTCCTGCAATCGGTTGATATAATATAAAATTTAAAACTGGGGTCTTCGGACCCCCTTTTATTTCGGAGGACATAAATGGTTTCATCTACACTTTCACAACCAATTCAACAAAGAGGATGGTTCGATGTACTCGACGACTGGCTTAAGAGAGACCGTTTCGTTTTTGTTGGCTGGTCTGGACTTCTTCTTTTTCCCACTGCTTACCTTGCTCTTGGTGGTTGGCTTACTGGGACAACTTTCGTTACGAGTTGGTATACTCACGGGTTGGCAAGTTCCTATCTTGAGGGTGCAAACTTTCTTACTGCGGCAGTTAGTACTCCAGCAGATTCTATGGGTCATTCTCTTCTTCTTCTCTGGGGTCCTGAGGCTCAAGGGGATATCGTCCGCTGGTTCCAACTTGGGGGACTCTGGCCTTTTGTGGCACTCCACGGGGCCTTTAGTCTGATTGGTTTTATGCTTCGCCAGTTTGAGATTGCTCGTCTTGTTGGGATCCGTCCTTATAACGCAATCGCATTCTCTGGTCCTATTGCAGTATTCGTTTCTGTATTCTTGATGTATCCACTGGGTCAGTCCAGTTGGTTCTTTGCTCCATCATTTGGTGTTGCTGCTATCTTTAGGTTCCTTCTGTTCCTACAAGGTTTCCACAACTGGACCCTCAACCCCTTCCATATGATGGGAGTTGCTGGTATACTAGGAGGAGCACTGCTCTGTGCCATTCACGGAGCAACTGTAGAAAACACTCTATTTGAAGACAGTGAACAAGCAAACACTTTTAAGGCCTTTGAACCGACTCAGGAGGAAGAGACGTATTCTATGGTTACGGCTAACAGATTCTGGTCTCAGATCTTTGGTATTGCTTTTAGTAATAAACGTTGGTTGCATTTCTTTATGCTTTTTGTTCCAGTTATGGGCCTCTGGACTTCCTCTATTGGCATCATCGGTCTTGCTCTTAACCTTCGTGCATACGACTTTGTATCTCAGGAGATTAGAGCGGCAGAAGATCCGGAGTTTGAAACGTTCTATACAAAGAACATCCTCCTTAATGAGGGACTTCGAGCGTGGATGGCGCCGGTAGATCAACCCCATGAGAACTTTGTATTCCCAGAAGAAGTATTGCCCCGAGGCAATGCTCTGTGATATACTAGGAGGGGATAACCCTCCTTTTATTTTCTCTAAATAACTTTCAGTTTATAGGCAAGTATGTTAAGCAGGAAGAAAAAAATAGCAATTGTTGGCGCTGGCAATGCTGCATGTATCACCGCACTTCATTATTATTATCATGGTCAAAATTATGGTCGAAACTTATTTGATCGAATTGCGATATATCATGATCCAAGTCTTCCGATAGAAAGAGTTGGTCAGGGAACAACATTAGCCGTCCCAAGACTTTTTTTTAATGCTTTGGGTATAGATTGGTATAATCAATCAGATTTTTTAAAAGGTACAAGAAAGGACGGAATTTTATACGAAAATTGGGGGAAAAAAAGTGAAAGATTTTTTCATCCATTCTCACTGAATACTTGTTCTATTCATTATGTCCCACAATTATTATCAAAATTAATTTTAAACTGTGGACTATTTGATGTTGTAGAAAAGAATATTCAAAATCCTGAAGAGGAAATTGATGCGGATTACATTTTCGATTGTCGAGGTAGACATAACCGAAATGAAGATTTATATGAAAACCTTATAAACCCATTGAATTCTGTAATATTAGGTAGAGAAAATACTCCAGATCCAAATTTACATTATACGAAGTGTGTAGCAACTCCCGATGGTTGGACGTTTGTAATTCCAAATCATGATAGCATTTCTTATGGTTATATTTTTAACAATACAATAACCGATAAAAAGGATGCTGCCAAAAACTTAATTGATATGTTTGGAATTATTCCTGATGGTCATTTACAATTTCAAAATTATATTGCCAAGAACTTTTTTGAAGGGGAAAGAACAATCTTAAATGGAAATCGTGGTTCCTTTTTAGAACCTTTAGAAGCAACTTCAGTTTGGTTTTATAATAAAGTGTGTAGATATACTTGGAATCATATTGTAGATGGTGCAAGTAAAGAAGTTTGCAATCAAGAAATTATAAAAGAAATGATCAGAATTCAAAATTTCGTTTTGTGGCATTATCAATTTGGTTCTAAATTTGATACACCTTTTTGGAACTATGCAAAGTCTTTACATTTTTCTCCGGACGAAGAATTTAATACTATCTTTTCTGGAGTAAAAAATAATGAAATACTAAATCCAAATATACAATATGCACAATGGGGAACTTTCTCATTTAAAAATTGGATAGAAAACACTTAACACATAGAAACATGAAATTTACAGTTTACTCAAAAGACGGTTGTCCCTATTGCACAAAAGTACAGCAGGTGTTACAATTAGCTGAGTTGCAATACGCTGTCTACAAACTAAATACTGATTTCACTCGTGAAGAATTCTATGTAGAATTTGGAGAAGGATCCACTTTTCCTCAAGTGGTCGTGAATGATCAACATATTGGTGGATGCACCGATACGGTTCAATATTTGAAGGAGCAAAAACTGGTTTAATGGAAAACAATCTTCACGAAATTTATTCTGACGTAGAAAAGGCCATTGACTATGCTTTTAATGGTCAATTTGTAATGAAGTTCTATGATTATCTTAAGGTGCGTGGAACTAAAAAAGTAGAAGTTGAAGAATTTATTGAAAGTTCCACTGCCAATCAACTTAATGAACTTGTATTAGAATTAGAATCTTATCTTGAAGGTGGTACTGATTCGAACCATAAGCAACTTCGTGAAGCCTATGGTCACATTCCAAAACCAATGGCAAGAAAAATCAAAGAATATTTGTATGGCATCTTAGAAGATGCTTGGAAGTATAATCATGACAAGAGACGCGGGCGACGCAAAAAGCAAACTAAATAGAAACGAACCCCAAATTAATCGGGGCATTGAGTTACTACTACGAAATAGGAGGAAGAGATCATCAAAGCCAAAAACTTTTCAAGTGAAATTTGGTAAAATGATTTCTCTTTTCCGCAGAGAGTATCATTTCTACATTGAATTTCACTTTGATGTAAGAAACAAATAACTCTCTGGAGAAAAAAAATGTTAGCAGTAGCACTTACCATCGGCACATTAGTTTCAATCATGTTCTTTTTTGTTGGTGGTGTAATAGGATGGATGGCAAAGGAACATTTTTATCAAACTTCGCCAGTGTATACGCACCCAGAGATGTTTGACTCGAATGGAAACATCATTCCCGATGAAATTTTAGCTGTGAGATTTGAAAACGATTATGACTACGACGAAGACGAGGAAGACGACTGAAACTGAAGTTAAACTTCCACCCAATCCATTTATGAATGAGATCTTAGATCTCGTTTCAAAACAAAAAACGAATGCAAAAAAAGTTGAAGTTCTGAAAGAGCATGAGAACGATGCGTTGAAATCGCTGCTCATTTGGAACTTTGACGAATCAATTATTTCTGTTCTCCCACAAGGAGAAGTTCCTTTTAAACCAAACGAAAGTCCATTAGGAACTGATCACTCATCACTGAGACGAGAGTTCAAGCACTTTTACAATTTTGTAAAGGGTGGTAATGATACTCTGCCAAGTATCCGTAGAGAAACTATTTTCATTCAAATTCTTGAAGGTCTTCATCCCGATGAAGCAGAAGTTCTTTGTCTGGTAAAAGATAAGCAACTTCAAACAAAGTATAAGATCACCAAGGATCTTGTGTCAGAAGCATACCCCGATATTCAATGGGGAGGCCGTTCCTGATGTGCTTGGTTCTTCATCAGAAATGTGAAAAGTCGGCAGCGAAAGATAAATCGTTGCCTTTAAACTCATATCTTGTTACATATATTTCTGAAGAGGAAACTTTTTATGATATTGTAATTTGTAACAAACAGGTCGATATCTTCGATATGTATTGGGATAAATATCGTGAAGGATTACAGGACATACGGTGGACTGATGGGAGAGTGAATCCTAAATTGTGGCAATCTAGAACGGAGAAAACAAAAAAATGAGTGCAGGTTTCAGTGAGGAGAAAATTGAAGTATCGATTGATAAAGATAAACTCCAAGAAGTTTTGAAAGTTTATAAAAGAATTAAGAGATATCAAAGATCTAGTTTATTTGAAATTAAAACTATGGATGGAACAGAAACTCTGGTAAATAATTTACTTAAGGAATTAGACGAAGATGGGTAAGCATTATCTTTTAAATTTATATGGGTGTTCGTTTGTCCTACTGGACGATGAACAATGCCTTATAGATCTACTAGAAAATGCTGCAGTAGCAAGTGGTGCCACTGTGGTTCAAACGATTTCAAAAAAGTTTGAACCACAAGGAGTCACTGTCATCTGCTTATTGTCGGAAAGTCATATCAGTATTCACACATGGCCCGAAGAAGGAAAAGCGGCAGTGGATGTTTATACTTGCGGAGATTGCAATCCAAAGATAGGATGTGATATAATTATTCAACAACTTTATGCCCAGAATCATACTCTGAGTTACATAGAACGGTAACAAAAGTTACAAAAAAAGTATCTAATATATTATACGTTCATCCCAATAGGGACGGAAGTAAGGAAACTGAAGGAACGCAAATTTACCATCAAGTAAAGGAGCAAACCTATGACAACAGCAACATATCGTGGAGTAAAATACAATGTTGAAGATCGCAAACTTAACGTTCTTCAACTTTTAAAAGAACAAATTGAAAAAGCAGAGCGCATTAAACAGGCTCAAATGCAAATGAAAGGATGATTTAAAAGGAGGGTTTACACCCTCCTTTTTTTATGATAAAATGGATTGAGAGAATATCACTTTATGGACCGAGACAAACTTAAATTGATTGTTCGCAATCTTGAATTGCTCGTAGATTCTTTGAAGTCTGAAGTTTATTCAGATACTCAAAGTTATATGGAGTATGATAAAATTACAGCAGCCCTCAATGATTATGATGAGGTATTTGAAGACGATGATGGTTACCCCGATTAATTAAATGACAGTAAAACTTATTTCCATTACTCCAGATGCCGAAAAAACAATGGCATACATTGCACGAGTCTCTAATCCTGCTAATCAGGATAACGAGAACTATGCCAAGTTGCTTGCTTATTGTATTAAGCATAATCATTGGTCTGTGTTTGAGCAGTCTT